CAATCGCTTCCTTCAGAGCGTCACGACAAGACGCAGGCGTTGAAGACTTGACAGTTTCGATACCCATCATCTTTAGTTTAGGTGTGGAGAAACGAACACCCTCACTATCGTGAACATTCAGCATATATCGCTTCTTAGCAGTCCATATACCCTTGTCAGCAATCACCTCACGCTTCATGAACATCTTCTGCTCATAAGCATTCATATTTTTAGCAAGGTCCTCGTAAGCACTATCAATAAACGGTTCAATCTTTTCTGTCGCCACTCTGTCAAGGAAAGATACCACTCGTTCGGTCGATACCTCACTTTGACTTTTCTCCAATCCCTCTCCTTTTTCAAACACCTTATCAACAAGTTTGTCAAAAGTAATGTATACTGAATCCGTATCGGAAGCAATGACATAATCTTCTCCATCAGTTTCTAGCAGTTTGTTTAGGTATTCGTTCAAGCGTTTCTCAATCCACCGAATAGACAACTGACCAGACAGTGTGATAGATTCCGCTTGTCGTACATCAAAGAACCGAAAGTATTGATTACCAAGCGCACCATAAGCAGAGTTCAACTGAACCTTCTTGGCCATTTGCAAGTTCTTATACTTGGATATCTTCTTCACTAGTTCATTCGATTTAGATTTCTGAAGTTCTTTCTCCGCTTCAATCATCTGTTTCTTATAGAGAGAACGCTCATCATACATTGTCTGCATCATCTCAGGAAGGAAGCCTTGGAAGGTTCGGTTATAATAGTGTCCATTTGCAGTCAACACCATGTCTTTTGGACACTCTGGTGTCTCACCAGCAATCAGTTTGTCAACAGATATCTGTGCAAACTTACCCTCAACGAAAGTGTCAGGCGAGATATTGTATTGCATAATCAGGTGTGGATACAGCGAGTTCAAGTCAAACGACACCACCCATTTGTGTTGACCTACTTGCGGGTCTTTGACATAAGCACCAGCATACGCTTGCGTCTTGATGCTAGACTTCTTTGGTGGTATCACCATCTTCTTCTTTAGAAGATAGTTGTGAATGAGAACATCCCACAGACGCACCTGTGTAAACACATCGTTGTAGTTCACCTTTGCATCATATGCGATAGCGAGAGCCATCTCAATCAGTTTCATCTTGTCATCAATACGCTCGACAAGTTCCACATCCTTGATGTTATAGTCAATGAACTTCTGATAGTCAGTTCGATACAACTCATGCAGTGTTCCAACCTCAGAGTAGTCGAGTTTCTTCTCACCAATCTCCACATGAGCGATATGGTCAAGTCGATAGGATTCTTGTTGTGAGTATGTGAACTTACGATAGAGTTCAAGATAGTCGAGGATAGAGACACCAGCGAGTTCATAGCACTCTTGTTGTCTGTTCCATTGTTGTATCTGTCGATAGTTCAGACTACGATGCGGAGACATCCTTTGAGCCATCTTCTCATCGAACAGACGAGTGATACGATTGACAAGGTAGGGAATATCAAAGAAGCGAACATTCCAACCAGTGACGATATCAGCATCAAGTTTTTCCCACAAGTCAAGGAACTTCATAATCAATCTGTCTTCAGTCTGACAGTTGAGATAGCGAACATCATCTCTGGTATTGTGATACTCGCCAACACCAAGCACGAACACCTTACCATTCATCTTCACAGTGATAGCAGTGATAGGTTGTTTAGCATCAGACGGCTCTGGAAACCCTTCCTCAGAACCAACCTCAATGTCAATGTTAGCAACACGAATGTGTTCGATATCGTAATCGTTACCATACTGCTCATTCAGACAAGCATACTCATACAGGTTTGAACCATAGACGGTAAACCCATCGACATCAGCATATCGCTTGACAAAATCTCTCGCTTCACGAATAGAGCCTTGGACGACTGGCTCAACAGATTGTCTATAGACAGTCTTCCAATCACTCTCTCGCTTGCTTGCAAGATAGAATGTTGGGGAGTATGGTATCTTGTCTACAAAGCGAACACCGTTGTCGTATCCACGAATGTAGACAAGATTACCTCTTGTGTATGTGTTTGTATAGAATCGCATGATGTAAATATATCACAGGTCGTCAAGTATGTCAAGTGTTATTGTAGAGGAATTAGCCCCTGTTCTACCAAATAACCATCATCTCCAATTGCCTGCTCAGACATAAACGCATCGACAAAATCTTGAATGCCTGGAATGACACCAATATGCTCTTTCTTTACATAGAAGAATAGAGGCCGTGATACTGTATAAGAGCCGTCTGCAATAGTGTCAAAAGTAGGCTCTACACCATCAACGAATGATGCTTGAACTTTGTCAACATTCTGGTCGAGAAAAGAAAAACCAAACACACCAAATCTCTTTGGCTCACTGACAAGTTTCTCAATGATTAGATTATCATTCTCTCCCATTTGCACTACATGAATATCTGTGCGAGTAGCAGTGCAGTGTGCTTTGTATTCTTTCTTACTCATTTTGAGTTCTTTTTTACAATAGTCATGCATAATGAGTTCTACAAAGGCATCTCTTGTTCCAGATGTTGTTGGTGGAATCATTACATCAATTCTATAATCTGGAAGTGATGGATTAATCTCATTCCACTTTGTATATGGATTGTCTACCCATTCACCGTTGATTAAAACTTTTTCAGAGACAGCATTGAAGATATCACTTTTTGTGAAACTTACTTTCTCACCCTCTCTAGAATTTGAGAATGTAATACCATCATAACCAATAAGGTATTCGATTGGTGTTACACCATTTGATTTACAGTCATCAATTTCTTTTTGTTTGATTGCTCTTGATGCGTTAGCAATGTCAGGCGTGACAGCACCAAGGCCTTTACAAAACATCTTTATACCGCCACCAGAACCAGTTGATTCAATGACTGGTGTTTTGAAACCTTGTTGTTGTCCGAATTTTTCTGCTACTGATGTTGCGAATGGAAAGACTGTAGATGAACCTACGACTGAAATTTGGTCACGGGCAAATGCTGTAGAAGTTATTGAAATTAAAAAAGCACTAAATAGTACTACGAGCGATTTATGCATTAATCGTTCTCCTATGATTAGAAATAGAAAAGAGGCACCATTTCTCCCTTTGGTGTCTCTTTTCGTATTTATAGATGTGAGTTTTTTTGCACTTTTGTGACAAAAATTAATCAATCATCTCAAGTGCAAGTTCAGTAGTTTCAGTTACACGCCGTGTCCAACCTCTACCAAATGTACCAAAGGTAGACAAACTTTCATAGTAACCTTGTCTCTTGTGTTGATACTCACCAATTGCCTCTTCAACAGTATGGCTTTCAAGATACTCAGCAAGTTTACCTAGTGTGCCTGGGCCGATTGCACCATCTTGTCCAGCACCAACTAGTCCTTGTAGAAACTTTGCCGCTCTACCTGTTCCAGCATTAACACCGAAATCGAACACACAAAGGTCAAGTCCAGCAGGCAAATCATCACCCTTTACTCTATCCCAATAGTTCTTCTTGTAGATAGGCTCGACATCTTCTACTGTCAAGTCTTGCATATCTTTTGTGCCACCCCATTCTTCATAAACTCTTTTGGTAACACCAAGATTAGTTTCACCGCCAGGGTCTTTTGGATGGTTTACATAACCACCTTCATGATGAAGGATAGTTTCTAGACACTTTTCCCAATTTTGTTCAGCCATTTCTTCTCCTATACCACTCTGCATATGTGGGGTCATTAATATCCATTTTAGTTTTGAACACCACAGAGGTTCTTAACTGATAACATTCTCTTGTCACAGGCATAGCCCTATGTGGTATCTTTGCTTTGAACAGAATAAGTCTGTTAAACTTGTATGACGAATAATGAATACAGTCATCTTTCTCTTTGTTGTAAAAAGAAGTTCCACCTTCCCATTCAGCATCCCAACCCATACAAGGATAATAGAGAGCCGTTACATCACCGTCATCAGTATGTATGCTTCCATCCACTCCATATGTGTGTGAATTTGAATAATAGCGTGTCATATAATGTTTCACGCTGAAATGTTCTGTGATTGCTTCTTCGACATAATACCAGAGATTTGAAATTTCATCTGGTAAAATACTCAAGTCTACTGATTCTGTATAAAGGTTTTGAACATCATTCCCTACAGAGCGATGCCAGTTCCACTTATCAACATTCTTATCTGATAGTCCTCTATTCCAACCAGCAATCCAACTCTTATCTTCAAAGAAAATATGATTGAATCTTTCTGCTTCCTCAACTGGCATTAAATCGTCAATGACTGCAATACCATCATCATTATAATATGTCAGCATATCATCCTCATGTGGAAGGGGGCCGAAGCCCCCTGTCCTTATTTGATTTCAATTAACTTAGGCTTCTTCTCTTCTGGAATGATACGCTCAAGTTCGATTGTAAGCATTCCGTTTTTCAGTTCAGCACTCTTTACTTCAATGTCATCTGCAAGTGTAAACTTACGATTAAACTTTTTGAAGGAAATACCTCTATGAATTAGTTCAGCACCATCACTGATATTTTCATAGGTTGAGCGAACTGTGATTTCACCTTGCTTATGCTCCACTTCTAAGTCCTCTTTTGAGAGGCCTGCAACCGCCAAGTCAATGAAGAACTCAGTCTCCGATTCCTTGCGAATGTTGTAGGGTGGGAAACCTGTTGACTGTGATTGATGCTCCGCATATTTCCACAAATTGTCGAATACACGGTCAAAGCCAACTGCATAAGGGGTGAGTCGATTAATATCGAAAGTAGTTAAATGTGTCATTTGCTAATCTCCTATTAAGCAAGATTGTTTTATAGATGGCCCATTATGGCGCCATACGGTTTATTTATAGCCCATCAGGCTTGTTCTCTGCAATCTTTTTTGCTCTCGCATCAAGATATGTAGAGTACATGACTTCGTACAGATTCGGCTCACGATAGTTAGGCCCCTTCAGCACCTTACCATCTTCACGATAGATTGGCTTCCCATCTGCACCAAGTTTACTCATATTACTTCGTTGCACTTCAGCAAAGCATCTGTCTAAGTCGATACCAAATGCATGACCTGCACCGTAAGTAACATAGAGTATATCGGTAAGAGCATCAGCAACCGCTACAAGGTTCTTTGCTTCGATTGCTTCTTTCAACTCACCAAGTTCTTCTTCGATGAGTTCTACTCTTAATTTTTGTGTTTCTTCGTTTGGAAATTCTGGCTCAGTTTTTACTTCCTGTCCAAATGCATTCATAAAGTCCTCTACACCACGAAAGTTAGAGTATATCAATCTTTTTTCCATACTATCTTTTCTTTCCAATATTATATTTAGCAGTCAAAATCCATTCGTCTTTTTCTTTATATGGTAGCACCTTAATTTGTGATAATGGTGCTACTGGTTCAGATGATTTACTTTCATCTGCTAGTCCAATCAATCCCCACTCAGCAAGTAAGTTAGCAATGGTATTTCGCCGTGCTTTATCATCATCAGTAAAGTTACTTGGCTTTCCATCAAGCGCAAACAACTCTTTGAAGTGTACAATATAATACTTACCTTGTTTGTGTAGAATGTGACAAGACTGATAGATTGTCTTATCTTTACGAGATGCAACACCAATACGAGTTAGTGTTTCTCTAATCTTTAGAAAATCATCATCCTCTTTTAATGTCACCTCTACGAGATTACTAATATCAACCGTCATTACTCCCACCTTTTTCCAGTGTTTTTCTTATCTTTATTAATTGTTCTGAAGAAAGGATAGAAAGGGCTTGTAATGCTTTAGAATCGTTGTAACCATAGTATTCTTTCACAACAGACAAATCGCCTTCATTATCTTTCTTCACCCATTTTGCAAACCTCTTTTTGGGTCTAACAGTATTTAGTAAATACTCGAACTGAAGGAGATTGTCTGTTTCCCAACGCTTATTCATCTCATTCGCAACACCAATTGTATCTAAATGATAAGACAATGCACGATTAGTCATGTAAGAAGAATATGACTTCTCAGCGAGAGTGTCATTATCTGAACCTCGCATGAGATTCTTCTTACTAGTATTGATAGCATTAATATAATCAAATGGATTCATTCGTAAACTCTATTATATCTTAGATTTCCTGATATTGAAGTTCTTACTCCTTCACTCTTAAATGGATACACTTGATGCTCCAGATAGTTTGGAAAGATAAACAATTCGCCCGTCTTTGGGGGAAATGACCTTTTGATAATACAGGACAATGGATGAATGTTTGATGTTCCATATCTAAACTCAATTGCGCCAGGTGCTACTCTTCTAGTGCTTTCATTATAACTGTTTTCTATCTCAGCGTCAAGTCCTTCAGGCACTTCTGTATAAAGAACAAACGACATTTGTTCATCATGAGTGTGCAGAGGATTATAATCACCAGCAACCATATGATTTACCCACATAGTTCTACACTCTAACGATTGACATATGTGATTCACATTAAATTCTTCAGTTTCAGCCATAACCGAATGATTCAAAAATGCGTGTCTAGTATACGCATAGAAATATCTTGCAATTGTATTGAAAATATTATATCTCGTTAAACCACTAAATCCAGTTTGTGTTTCTACTGCGCCCGCTAACTGATGAGCATAATTTGTTCCATCTTCATCTTTCTCGATTTGTTCCTTTACAATATCAAGTTCTTCATCGGTGATTTGAAATTGACATAGTGGTGGACCCCAAGAATACCATTGATATGGAACAGTGTCATTGTTTTCCACATATTCAATGACATTCTCTTCTTTCCACTTCTGCATTTCTTCAAGAGCCTTGGTCTCTTTTTCTTCATTCATTTGATTGATTATTGTTTCCATTCTACTTCCACCATTAGTTCTGTCAGACACGCCATAAAGTTAATCTCTTGGTCAGCAACAAAAGCAGACTTATATTGGTAGTCGGCGAGTGTAACTACAGTCTGTGGTATGCTCTGAGGCTGAATGTATTCATTCATTCCATCATAAATTTTACGAAAAAGTGGCGCTACATCACCATCGACATTCTGTGCTACCCATTTACGAACAGCACTAAACTCTTTGTTCTTTATTGCATCAATAAGAGTTTTAATATTTGTATCTGAAAGATTAGATAAAATACCAGAGTCAATAAAACCAGTAGCAGAATATCTCTGTAGTTCATTTAAGATTCTCCTATTATCTGGAAAGTGTTTCTTGATTACTTCAGCAACAACCTTTTGCTCATACTCCACCTGTTCTAGTAGAAGAATCTTCTGCACCATACCAAAAAACTCTTTAGCCATTTGAGGTTTGTCAGCATTGCTAATTTTGAAATCTACAACAGAACAACGACTTTGTAATGGTGCGATAATCTTATTAACAAAGTTACAAGTCAGAATGAATCCACAGTTGGCACTGTATTCTTCCATAAAGTTTCTCAGTGCTGGTTGCACAGAGTTTGGATTTAGATAGTCTGCTTCATCTAAGATAACATACTTTCGACCACCAGCAAGTGATACTGATGATGCAAAATTTCTCAGTTCATTTCTTAGAACATCAATAGAACGACCTTCATCGGAGCCATTGATTAAAATGTAATCACAGTCCAACTCTTCTAACATGGCTCTAGCAATAGTAGTCTTACCTACACCAGCAGAACCAGTTAGAAGAAGGTTTGGAATGTTTTTATTATCTACGAAAGTCTGAAAGGTTTCTTTCAGTGAGGGTGGCAGAACAGTATCCTTAACCATCTTTGGTCGATATTTCTCTACCCATAAAAATTGCTCACGCATAATTCACCATAATATAATTGTTGGAAACTACTTCTTGCTTTCTTTTTTCGTTTCCTGTTCCTGTTCAGTTGTGGGGGCTTGTGCTTGTTGCTGTTGGAACTGTGCTAGGTGTTCAGCAATAACTTGTCTTACACTACCAACCGCCGCTAGTTCTGGCCCCTTAAAAGAACCACGCTGGGCTCCAGTATCAATAATTTGAATCATGCTTTGAAGAAGTGCTGGGTCTACGCTAATCATTATTATACTCCGAATTTGTTTCAGTGGCAACCCAATACTCAATCTGTTCTGAAGTATTCTTGAAGTGAGAGATACCAGCCTTGGAAATCTTCACATCATAGTCGCCTGGGATAAATTTAAGGTTTTCAGTTTTGAATATCATATCGAAAATTGCACCGTTACTTGGAGCAACATCACGACTGTATTCATTGGATGTTGGATTCTTGGTGTCGGTTGCAACAAGAGAGATACCCATTGTGCCACCACGAACTACAACATGAGGAAGACCCAGTTGATTGGATGCAGATACGACCGCCTTCAAATCACCAGCAGTGACAGTGAATGAAATCTCTGGGTCAGGCATATCAATATTTTTCTCTGGTGGTGATGTCACCATAGAAGGGTCAGTGTAAGTATAACGAGAACGAGACTTATTACTCTCATCACGAATCGTTACATCCATTTCACCAAATGCAAAGTCTGCATTTTCAAATAGACTAGCAAGGCCTAGAAACTGGTTCAGTTCATAGATAGCAAAGTCTTGTGGGAATGTCTCATCCACCACTGCTTGAGCGAGGATGTTCTTTTGTTCACTCACTGTGCGGAGTGTATTCCCTCGCTTGAATGCAAGAGAGGGATTGATTGTCGAAAAGTTCTTCAACACATCAAAAGTCTTGTCACTGATTCTCATCATTATCTACCTCAGTTCTGTTTTCAATTGAATCAATATAAAGTGCCATTATAGCATAGTGAACGACCTTTAGCAAGTCATTTCTATTCTTACCATCTTTCTTTCCATAGCGTTGGCAATACTTGATGATGTTACCCATACAAAAACCTTCGCCGTGTCCACTGTCGATAATAAACTCAGTAGACTGGAACTTATTGAAAGAGTAGTGACCATCGTAAGTGGCGGCCACATAATCATAGACCTCTTTCAGAATTTTATCTTCATCAAACTTGAACTTACTCATTTTTTCATCAACTTAATTTCATCAGGGTCAGCAGTTGCAGTAGCACCAAGTGCCGCAAGGTCACTCAGACTACCACCGAAAGTATATGAGCCAGTGTGGAGAAGTTTCATCCAAGGACACATCCAAGTCTTCACACCGACTTTACGCATCCACTGACAGAACATATAATCTTCTGACAGATATCGTTTTGACTCAGGGTCAATCAGTGCTTGGAAATACATCATGATTTCACGACTACCATCAAAGTGTTTTGTGCGAACATGGTCAGGCTTATAAGAATAATCTGGATATGCTTCATTAAATTTTTTGAAAGCATTCTTTGTTACCATCATAAAACCAGTGCCACCTTCAAGCACAGGAACAGGCTCATCAAGTCTCACTTGAGATTGTCCTGTATCTGGATTGAAAACATAGTCACCAACAAAACGCTCCAGTTCGCCTGGATTCTCATCAGCATATCCTTTGTCTACAGCCCGCTTAATCTTTTCCCAAGCGATAGTCTTCTTAGGATATGGGCCACAGAGAATGTCCATACGCTTCTCAGGGTCTTGTTCTTTCTCATCACAAAGAGCGGCTAGTGTCAAAACATCATTAGGGTCGAATCCAATATCGGAGTCGATGAACATAAGATGTGTATAGTCACCACGCATGAACTCATCCACGCAATAGTTTCTCGCTCTTGTGATTAGGGATTCGTTGAAGAGATAAAAGAACTTGATGTCCATCTCATATAGCGCACCAAGTTTTGCTAAGTCGGCAGTTGACTTGGTATACATACCATGACAGTTACCACCGTACATAGGTGTAGCGACAAAGATTTTCTTTTTCTTTAGTTCGCTCAATTCAATTGTGATTTCCAACTCAAAAACTCCTTATAATAAAAACATTGCGTAGAGTATATATCAACAATGCCTTGGTTGTCAAGGCAATATGAGCAGTTTTATGACTTGCTCAGGTCGTTCTATGTATACCAGCATTTTTAGTCCGAGGCCAACTCAGCGACAGGGAACTACTGGCTCACCCTATCTATTTAGGACACCTTTAGAAAGGAACATTATCAGTAACTTCCTCAGAAGTCTCAGTCTGCTCCTCTACACCAGAATCAACTTTGGTATAGAGGTCTTTGAAGGACTGCTTAGTATCCTCATCGAAACGATTGATACACATCTCAATAGCAGTCATCTTATCACTGAAGATGCTGTATGCTTTTGCAATGTGAACCAAACGGCGAGTTGATACAATCTCATCGACACCACCATCGTAGAATGTCTTACGAATGATGTCAGCCCAGTCTACCAGTTTCTCGACAAACTCAGCATCATTAATACCAAGGTCATCAAACACCTTACCAAGAATCTTTTTCTCAGTAGTAACTGGTGGATATTCCTGTTCGACAGTGATAGGGAAACGCTCAAGAAACGCTTCGTTCATCACATTAGTTCCGATAAAGCGTCCATCATCAGAACCCTTACCTTTAGTGTTTGCAGTAGCAATCACAGTAAAGCCAGGGGCAGGCTTGACATACTCACCAGTCTTTTTGATGAAGTATCCCTTACCTTCTAGAATTGACTGAAGACACATCACCTTGGCAGGATTAGCAAGGTCAAGTTCATCAAGCAGAGCAACTGCACCCTTTTCCATCGCTTTGATGATAGGGCCTTTGAAGAACTTGGTATCACCGTCAATCAGACGGAAGCCACCAATCAAATCGTCTTCATCAGTCTCAACAGTAAAGTTGATACGAATGACTTCACGATTGGTTTGAGCGCAGGCTTGCTCAATACCGAATGTTTTACCATTACCTGACAGACCTGTCACATAAACTGGATAGAACATTTTAGAAGCAACGATTTGCTTGATTTTGGTAAAGTTACCAAATGGAACAAACAAAGGGTCTTTCTCTGGAACAAGATTTTCAGTGAAAGATTCTGTAGTCACATTCATATCCTTTACCAAAGCGGCAGGCTGTAGAGCAACTTGCGTTTCAGGCTTTGGAGTAGGAACTGGTTCTGCACCAGCAACAGGAAGACGATACATACCACGGTCGATACGATACTTATTACCACGCACCAACCATACTGGCTTCTTAAAGCCCTCAGTTTCCATCAACTCAAGAATCTGTTGACGAGTAATAGTGTTACCGTATTTTTGGGAAGCGGCAGTAACAAACGCTTCTTGGTTTTTAGTGAGTTTCATAACAAGTCCTCTCTCAAAGGTTTCACAATTTTTTAATCTCACAGTATTAATATAGTTGGCTCAGTATCATATGTCAATGGCAATGAGCCAACTTTTTTCATTTTTTTAGGCCACCAAGTCGATGAACTTAGAAAGCATCACTCGACTACCTTTCCGATTACCATTCGCTTTCTTGAAGGCGTTGCGGATTTGAGACTTACTAGCATCATCAGAAACTTGAATCTGTCCATTAGAGGTAGCAAGCGCACGACCACCTAGAATACCAAAGTATTGAGTGTATCCATAGTTAGGAATGATGCAGAACTTATCCTTTTTCAGATTTTCCCACAACTGCTCTCGCTCAAAGTAATCTCCAGAAGGAATTTCCCGAATTGCTGATGGCTTACGATATGGTAAAATATGAAAGCCGATTGCATTCGACTGAGTGTGTTCCTTGAACATCTTCAGCAGTTGAGGCGTAGCCAAGTCTTGATTAATCCAACGATACCGCTTCTTAGTCACAGGGTCAGTAACATAGACAACAGTTCTTTCTGCCTTAAATGACTGACGGAATGACAACCTATTCTCATGAATGTATTGTTGCTTATTGTGACTAAAGTTATCAACAACTTCTTCACTGAACTCCAATGCGGCACTCGCACCATCAGTAAGGAATACAGTATTGACAACATCCAACCGATTTTTAGTCTTGAAGATTTTGTGAAGCGTAATACCAGCAACGATAGCATCATCAAGTGGTGTTCCACCTAGATACAAGTTGTAAGGAACATTGTAACGCATTCTGGCGTTATAATTATCCATGTATTCACCAATCGCAAGCATCACCTTGAGCATTTTCTGATAGTCTGAACGACCCATCTTGTTTGTGAACAACTGAAGCATATGAAACTTGTCATCATATCCAATCTCATACAAATCAAATATGTCACGATGTTTGAAGGTCTTCTTATTATTTACATTGTAATACCTGTCGCTGAAGGCATAGACCTCGAAAGGAATATTGACTTGCTTGCAGAACATTACCAAGTTCAACAACTGGTCGATAGTATTTTTGAGTTGGTCAACCATCGAACCAGACCAGTCGATGAACATCAGCAGTCCATGATTCTTACCCTCAGGCAACACAGTCATCTTTTTGAAAATGTCATCACTGAACTTGTAGTTGTTCATTTTTAGAGTGTCGATAACACCAGTCTTTGAGACAGTAGCCCGCTGGTATTCAGAGGCTTTCTTTTTCATCTCAAATTCTTTGACAAGGTAGTTGATTGTCTTTTTGTTGTCACGCTGAAAGATTTTTAGAAATTCACCACCAGCCTCGACAGCCTCTTGATTATCATCAAAGAGAGACAAGATTTCTTTGTAATCAACAACACGGTCGAGAGCCAGTTGAGGCTTGTCAGTAGGAAGTTTCAAGTTATAGAAAGTCTTATTGGGGTCAGACGCAAACTCTTTTGAGATGTTCTCATTCAGTGACTTATCAGTGATAGATTGCGGACCTTGCTCACCACCTTCATGCCCGACAGTGGTGGCCTCAGACCCCTCTGCATCGCTCTCAGACGGCTCAGAACTGCCGTTTGCAGTTGAGTCCTCGTCTACATCACTGGTTTGTTCTGTATCGGTTTTTTCGCCTTGCTCCGCATCCGATTCCTCTTCAGAGCCATCGTCTGCTTCAGCGTCAAATTCTGATTCATCCTCGTAATCAGAACCGTATTCGCCAGCATCAAACTCGTCTTCTTCATCGCCGTACTCCGCTTGCATTTCAGCAAAGGCTTGAGACATCGCTTGTTGCTCTTCATCAAACTCTTCTTTTGCTTTACCGTAAAGACGAGTAGCAATATCTACGACTTGTTCAAAAGTCTCAGCATTCTCAATCTCAGTAATCCAAGTCTTCTCTTCTTTGCTGAATTGAACACCGACAGTCTGTCCACACTTGAACAAAATATTCAGACGGTCAATAAGTTTGAAATTATTTATCTCATCAGCACTCTTACCAAAGAAACCATCAGCAAGCAGTTTCTTGTAAGACTGAATGAATGACTTGCGAAGGCCAGGATAACGCCGTTGAACAAGTTTCTCAATACGAGCATCCTCAACGACATTCATAAAAGACTGAAAACCAGAACCACCTGCTTTTGCTTGCTTTTCCCATTCATCAGCGGGCGTATACAATGCGTGAGCAACCTCATGGCCAACAAGGTGGTCATAAGTGTAGTTCTCCATCTCATCCCAAAGTGGGAGAGTGAGAACACGGTCTTTTACATTAAATGAAGCAGTCTGCACATTCTGATGAACCACTGTCAAATTCTCAGTGGCCAACAAACGGGCAAGAACTTCTTTAGACTGAATATTTACCATAACGAATCATTCCTCTCACTTACAATACTAATATAAGTGGCGGTGTATCAGATGTCAAGGGCTATAGGCAAATATTTTTTTATTTTATTGCAATTGCTCCGACAAACATATGATTTCTCCAGAAGGGCTGTAGATTCGAGAAGCCTGCTTCTGTAATCATGTCTTGAATCTCAGCCCATGTATTAGGCTTTAGCATATGTCTAAGCGTTCTTTCTTTATCCATGATGTCTTCAGTGCTAAAGGTTTTACGCTTGAAGTCGTAATAGTTAAAGGTGAGCATATCCTGTAACTTTGGATTTTCACAGATAGTCTTCTCTGCAAAGATAAAAGCACCACCCCTGTTCAATCCTTCATAGATATTTTTGATTACTTTCTCTCTATCCCTATGTGACATGAACTGTAAAGTAAAAATGGATGTAACGAGAGAACAATTGTAAAAGTCAAAATCACGAACATCTTCTTGCTCAAATCCAACAGTAGCCCATGGATATTTTTCAAATAAATCATGCTCACGCTTCTGCAAATCTTCGTAGAAACCCTCTGCAATCTCTACACCGATATAGTAAGCATCCTGAGAATGGTCTTGATTTTCTTCTAACATTCTCTGTGTCATCTTACCAGTAGAACACCCAATATCAACGACTGTGGTATTGTCCTCAACAAAGTAACGAGACATGGCAACTACATCATCAAGCAAGTCTGAGTATCCACGAATAGATTTGTCGATGTGATTGTCAAATCCTTCCTCACGATGTGCAAATGTAAAATCAGCCATTATACTTCTCCAATACCTTCTCATAGATTGAACCAGCAATCTCTTTCATCATCTTAGGGGCAACCATTCTACCAATGCGTTCTGCTTGTGCATCAAAGTCACCTGTCAAAATGTAATCATCTGGTAGCGCCATTGCTCTTTTCATTTCATTGATAGTCAGTTTGCGATTTGCTTCATAATGTATGATGCCTGACATACCCTTCTTTTGTCCAGTCTGAGTTAGTGTAGGACAAGGCAAATCTGGACTGCAACGAATCATATTGAAACATGAACCCTTTGGATTGGTTTCTTTGAACATGGGATTAGATGCTTTGAGATACCTGTTGGGTCTGAAAGGAATAGGTTCAACAAATTTCCATTGCCAAGAATCTTTGAGATAGTCCTCAAGCATCTTTGCTTGCTCTTCATCATTCTCTAATCCTTGTAGCGCATCCTCAAATCGAATACGCTCACTAAATGGTTCTGGAAAAATACCATGAATGTTGAGAAAGGTCAAACCAACCTTAGAGCATACATCATCACGAATACCAATAAAGATTGTTCTTTCTCTATGCTGTGGAACTCCATAATCAGCGGCGGACATTACCTTATAAGACATATTGTAACCAATGCTTTCAAATGCATTGACAAATTGTCGCAACTTTGGTTTAGCAAAGTCCATTGTGATTCCCTTGACATTCTCAGCAACAATTACCTTTGGTTTGATAACCTCTGCTACACGAATGAACTCAAGAAACAAATCTTCGATGTTCTCTACCTTTTTACCATCTGAGTAATTTTTAGTCTTGTTCCATCCCTCTTGATTACGAGACACCATAGAAGAAACAGAGTAAGCAGAACAAGGAGGCGAGCCATCTAGAATGTCTAACTCACCTTCCTTTAGTCCTGTCTTATCAAGAAAGTCTTGTCCACTATACTTTTTGATATCATCCACCAGAACTGGTGTATCAGGAAAGTTAGCAGTATAGGTTTCGACTGCGGCTTCAACAAACTCATTGATAAGTCGAATGTCTCCACCAGCAAGTCGATAACCTGTGGAAGAGCCTCCACCACCAGCGAATAAACTGATGACAGAGAACTTCTTCTGTGCAGATGCTTTCTTTACATCTTCTAATGTGTAGGGCGTATACTTCACTTCAATCCCATTTTCGCTCTAATAGCAGTTGCAGAAATATTCTCTACCTTTTCATCAAAGTGTTCTTGCTCAATAGCATATCCCACCTTGCGTCCATAGGTGATGTTTACAATATTCGGAACGAGCATAATAACATATTCCTTACCATGTGTAAAGCCCTTTTCGCTCAAACCTTTGATAATATTTCGCTTTACTTGTTCAAAGTCAAATGGATTGCTGTTATCCCATCCTTGCACATCACGCACTTGAATACAGACCTGTCCAGTCTTTGCTAGACACCGCTTAAATAGTTCTGTGTGTCCATCGTGCCATGGTTGCCATCTACCCAACATCTGCACCGTTTCTTTTCTCCAGTCAAACGGCTGTAAATCCTTTGATACCAAATCAGATTGTGCATCCGAATCAAACTTATCAAAGTGATAATCTGTCGTTACTGTTCCCATTTCATTTACAGGATAGTCAAACATCTTGTTTGTATCCTCATAACGACCCTCTTCAATAGTATCCATGAATACAGAAACATCAGGCATGACGATATGACGATACTCTGTCTTTGGGCATACAAAATCAAGAATAGCCCACTGCTTATCAGATTCAGCACCAAGCACTCTCATTCTTTCTGCTTGACGCATACGACCTTCTTCACTAAAATCCCAATCGTCAAATCGCTTGCGAACTTCATCAGCATTGAAATGGTCACAGTCACCAAGTTTCTGTCGCAACTTATTTGCAAATGTTGTTTTACCAGAGCCGGGCAGGCCCATGACAAGAATTGTTTTAGCCATCTAAATTATCTCCTCTCAATTCTTTTTCAGTATTTTCAATTTCCACAAGACGGCTCTTCATATAACTGATTGCTGTGCTAATGTGTCCAGTATCATGTGGTTGTAGTTTGCTTTCTGCAACCTTAATCTCATTGTTTAGAATTGCTTTCAAATCATCTATGTAACTCATATTCATCTCCCATGTATCCTACGCTCTCACGCTTAATATCGTTATGATTAAATTCAGCCCAGTATAGTTCATATGCGATTGCATCTTCCAAACACTCAAATTGATGATACACGCCAGGCTTTACTTTTGTAAAATCGCCTGGGCCGAGAATAGTTTCATCAACCAAGTCATAGTCTTTTTGCCATACACGAATGAGAAGTTTACCAGATTCTACAAAGAAACCATTCCACTTATATTCATGCAAATGCTTTGAGCAGACGCCGCCTGCATCTGTTTCAATCCTATGAAACTCCAGAACTCCATTTGCTTCGATAAGTTCTGTAGTTCCCCACACTTTACCAGCAATCATGCTACCATCCTATGCTTTTTCCTTAGTTTATCAAGTTTTGCTTTCTGTTTTTTCGCTTGCTCAAGGTGATACCTATTTGCTCTCGTTGTATACAGAATGCCGTTACAATGGTCGAGTTCATGCTGAAAAATTCTAGCAGTCATTCCACCAAACTTTATTGTGTCAGTTACACCCTCTTGTGTGGTGTATCTTACACGAATCCAATCATATCTTTTTACTTTAACATAAAGGCCTGGGAATGTCAAGCATCCTTCTTCCTCTAGTGTTGTTTCTTTGGATGAGTCAACAATTTTTGGATTAAAAACTCCAGCAATATTGTCAGGGTCAGTAGGACTTCCCATCACAAAAACTCTCAATGGAATACCACACTGAATAGCAGACAACCCTACACCATTGTTTTCAATCATTGTCTCTTTTAGATTTTCAAATAACTCATTAGCGTCCATCTGTGGATTTTGAAAATCGAAAGGTTCACTATGAACTCTCAATCTCTCATCCATACTTCCAATCAAATCAAGTTTCATTCTGTTCTCCCATAAAATTCTGTTCTGTATGCTTTGAGTGATGAAAAATAATACCAACAACAATTGTCTTTACCAGTAGAGTTGCTGTCTGGTATCCATTTTACTCTACCAATACTTACAATTTTACTGACATATGGTAGATAAGGTATTGCTTGTTTTGTATGCATCCAATCAGCATCAAAGAGTAACCACGCACCTTTACCAACTTCTCTGAATCTTTCAATCATCGGATGAAGTATCTTTCGATTCCAAGGTGGATTGGTAATTATCTTATGACCCTTCTGATATGCAAAGTATCCAAGTTCCTCAAAGTCTGCTTTCCTAATATCATCTCTCTGAGGTTCGATATCACTAGCAAACACACACTCATGTCCATATTTGCATAGTATATCTATGAGTTTTCCATCGCCAGCACAAGGCTCTACAAAAGGACAGTTTGGTGGCAAATGCGGTAAAAGGGGTAGAACAGCCGCTTCTGGTGTTGGATAGAAGTCTCGTTCTACTCTTTCAAAATCACTTCGTTTACCCATAATCTAATTCTAACCAGTTTGTGTTCTCATCCATTAGAGTGAGTACATTTTTATATTTTTCATAAATGTGTGAATTATTCATTCGTAAACCATAACTATCTTTGTGACAGATATAGCAACTACCAGATTCACCATAGAAAAAGTAATATCCTTCTTCATAGGTGCAATTAACGATACCGCTATTCATTCTCCATGAATCGCCATCTAGATATCCACCTGACCATCCAGCAAGAACCTTATAAAAGAAACCACTGACGGTCAGTGCTGTTGGAATTTTTAATATTACCCAATTGTCTGGATTGTATTCATTCATGCCGCTACTCTACTAAAGTTCTTCACTTTCTCAAAGCGAATCTGATTACGAAACTTCTCTGACAGAACATCACCCTTATGTGAGATGACAAACACATTAGTCTCACCACCCAACTGATGAATCAGTTTTAGAAACTCATCACAGCCAGCAGTATCAAGTGAAGCATCAAAGACTTCATCCAAGATGAGTAGGTTAGTGTTAGTAGAGTTTTTGAGTTTAGCAATTGCACGCCATGTGAATAGTAATGCCAAATCAATTCGCATCTTCTCCCCTTCAGAGAATGAAGCATAAGAAAACTCGTCACGATGCCTACTCTTAATAATCTCATTGAACTCCTCGTCTAACTCAAATGCTACAAAGAAATCTAGTGCGGCGAGATACTTGTTAATCAGTTTGTTCATAATCGGAACATACTGTCGAATGATTTTGGTTTTGATACCACCATCCTTCAGCATATCAGAAGCAACACCAAATAATTCTCTGTCGTTGATTAGTTCTTCTTTCTTCTCAGAGAATGTCTGATTTTCTCTCTGTAATGTTTCAAGAGTATCTTTTGCCTCAGTGTCGTCAGCATTTGCGCTTTGTATTCGCTGAATTTCTCCTTGGTTCTTGGAAACGGACTTCTCCAAGGATTTAATTGTTGATTGATTTGTTGAAACATTAGACTGCAAAACACTGACCTCTTGCTGAGTAGTTTGTATCTCAGTAAGTCTTTCCTGTAGCGTATTGTATTCTTCTTCCAGTTCTTGTATACCATCTTTGACTTTTTCGATAATCTGATTTGTGTCCTCAATAACCTTGCTCTTAATAGAATCTTCAATCTCCTGTGAACAGGTAGGGCATTCATCATTTCTTTCAAAGAAGTCAATTCGTTTGTGCGCTTTGTCATGTTTGCTCCTTAACTTATTAATCAAGTCAAACACCTTACCACTTTTAAGTGTAATAGAATCGGAGTCCTTTACCTTTTCAAGTAGCAGTTCTGTTTTTGTAATCATACAAGCATTGTTAGATGTAAGAGACTGTATCTCTTTCTCTGATTCATCAATCATGTTCTGAAAGGTAGCAATGGTATCATCACTCTGTTCTTTCAGTTTACGAATGTAATCTTTCTGTGTCTCAATCTTACTCTCAACCAACTGCATCTGATATTCAGTTTCACGAATATCTTCTTTGTTCTCTGCAATCCTATCTTTCAACAACTTACCCATAGAAGAGAAGATACTAATGTCCAGTAAGTCTTCAATAACCTCTCTACGATTAGCCGCTGTCAACTGCATGAAAGGCACAAATGTAGATGCACCCAACACAACGATTTGTGTGAAAGATTTATAGTTAAGTTTGAGAATAGTCTCTTCAAGTTGCTTCTGATAATCTCTTACTGAACCTGGCTGGTTTAATAGATTACCATTCTGATAGATTTCAAACTTAGCAGGCTTCATACCTCTCTTAATGATGTATTCTTGCTTACCAATACTAAACTCAATCTCTACCATCAAGTCTCGTTGATTGATAGTATTAAGTAGTTGCGATTTTGAAATTCTACGGAATGGTTTGCTGAACAAAACATAACATAATGCGTCAAGTATTGTAGACTTGCCCGCACCGTTTTCACCAACAACGATTGTGTTTGGTGAACGATTTAGTTGGATTTCAGTGTTTACATTGCCTGTTGATAGAAAGTTCTTCCATCTAATCGTCTTGAAATAAATCATACTGTGGTTCACCAGTCCTTACATCATGTCTTTCAATTTTTTCATGGTAGTGTCCACAATGAGGACAATACATCTTCTTAGGTCTATAGTTCTCATGACTTGCAATACTCCACCAACCTATGCACTCGCTACAGGTGAAGTGGTGTAGATACTCAATGGTAGACTTCATCATTAAGCATACCAGAAAGTTTGTTTAACTTTATTTTTTGTCTCTCTATGTATGACAAGTATTCATCTTTTAACTTTGCCATCCATTGTTCACGATTTTCATTCGGATTAAGTTTAAGTGGTTTGCACATCTGAATGACACCATTTCCTTGACATTGAATCGTCAAGCAATCCCAATCAATTTGTTCTACATCAACCATCAATTCTTCCAAAATATTTGGAAAACCATTCACATCACGATACTTTACAAACAAAAACTTGAGTTTGTTCTCAGAGTCCTTCAAATATTCCCATGCTCGTTTAGCACTAATTAGATTTGGCGAATAATTATCCTTATCAACATTACTCGATTTAACATTAATTGGCACTCCCCTTACATAAAAATCACCAATGTTCTTTCTTGATGTTGTCTCAGTATTAAATTTTTGAGCATACATCTCTTCAATCTGGTCAGCACAACTTGCCATAACCTATACCTCATTCACGAATCATGTCTACATTTCCATATACAGTGCTTCATTATAAAGACTTCGCATCAGATTGTCAAGTCTTTTCTTCGACACATTTGTCTCCATGTTCTCAATATACTTAGAGAGAATGGTGACGGTATCTTCTGCTTCATTGACA